ACTATACGTTAAATATGAAAAACGTAAAGACTTAAGAAAGAAAACAATGAGTGCTGAAGAAGTATTCAAGTCTGGCATTCTAAAAGAACGAACAGATACAGGTCGTATCTACTTAGTGTTCGTTGATAACGTAATGAGTCAAGGACCATTTGATCCTGAGTATCATACAATTTACCAGAGTAACTTATGTTGTGAAATTCTTTTACCTACTAAATCCTTTAAACGTTTGGATGACAGCAATGGTCGTATCGCTCTTTGCACATTGGGCAGTATCAATTGGGGTGCGTTCCGTAACCCAGAAGACATGCGCCGTGCTTGCCGTATCTTGCATCGCAGTCTTAATAACATTCTTGATTATCAGGACTTTCTGTCCATCCAGTCAAAACTGTCCAATGATGAAATACGCCCATTGGGCATTGGTATCACCAACTTAGCGTATTGGCATGCTAAACGTTCACTAAAATATGGCGAGAAAGATGCACTACAAGAAGTTAAGTCATGGATGGAACATTTATCCTTCTACCTAACTGAAGCTACAGTAGAACTAGCACAAGAACGTGGTCGGTGCGAACATAGCGATAAAACACGTTATGGTCAAGGTATCTTTCCCTGGGAGTTACGTGCTAAAGGTGTCAATGAATTAGCTAACTTTACTCCCGAATTAAACTGGGAAGGACTACGTGCTATGATGCGTAGTCATGGTGTCCGTAATGCTACACAAATGGCAGTAGCTCCTGTAGAATCTAGTTCAGTAGTTATCAACAGTACTAATGGCATTGAAATGCCAATGAGTTTGATATCAGTAAAAGAAAGTAAAGCAGGAAGTTTTGTACAAGTTGTTCCCGAATATCATAGGTTGAAAAACAAATATCAATTGATGTGGGATCAAAAAGATTGTGATGGTTACTTAAAAACAGCGGCTGTGATTGCAGCCTATGTGGATCAAAGTATATCAACTAATACATTCTACAATCCAGCACATTTCCCTGAGCGTAAAGTTCCAACAACATTGATTGCTAAGAACTTGATGCAGGCACATATGTGGGGATTAAAGACATTCTACTATAGCTTAATTAACAAAGCAGGTAGTAAGAGCCAAGATGAAACTGTATTAGATTTGCCTAGTGGCTTTAATGATATAGATGAAGAAGATTGCGAAGCATGTAAATTATGAGTAAAGCACAATACAACCTACACACTAAAACAGATTATTTGAATAGAAAAATGTTTTTGGACCCGGAAGGTCCCGTAACCATTCAAAGATTTGAAGAAGTAAAATATAAAAAGATTGCAGACTTTGAAACAACGGCACGTGGTTTCTTTTGGGTTCCAGAAGAAATTTCATTAACTAAAGATGCCAATGATTTCAAAGACTCAAGCGACACAGTAAAACATATCTTTACCAGTAATCTATTACGTCAAACAGCATTAGACAGTTTACAAGGACGAGCACCTAGTCAAGTGTTTACTCCCGTAGTATCATTACCTGAATTAGAAGCATTGATTTATAACTGGACATTCTTTGAAACAAACATTCACAGTCGTAGTTATAGTCATATCATTCGTAACATTTATAATGTACCTAAAGATGTATTCAATACTATCCACGATACAAAAGAGATTGTAGATATGGCAAGTAGTGTAGGTAACTACTATGATGCATTACATAAAGTTAATTGTCGTAAAGAATTGGGTGAAGATGTTAATGAAAAAGAACATATTAAAGCAATTTATCTGGCACTACATGCTAGTTACGCATTAGAAGCATTCCGCTTTATGGTATCATTTGCTACATCGTTGGCAATGGTTGAGAACAAAATCTTTATTGGTAATGGCAATATTATCAGTTTAATTCTCCAAGATGAATTGTTACATAAAGGCTGGACTGCTTATCTTATTAATCAAGTAGTTAAAGAAGATAGTCGTTTTGCACAAGTAAAATCAGAATGTGAAGGTGAAGTATATCAGCTTTATATGGATGTTATCCGTGAAGAAAAAGAGTGGGCTGATTACTTATTCAAGTACGGTCCAGTTATTGGATTGAATGCAACTGTATTAAAAGATTTTGTTGATTATACTGCTGTAGGAGCATTGAAAGAGATTGGTATTAAATATAATAATCCTGCTCCAAAAAGCACACCTATCCCTTGGTTTAACAAACATAGTGATACAAGTAAAAAGCAAACAGCACTACAAGAGAGTGAAAGTACAAATTATGTTATCGGTGTAATGAGTGAATCATTAAACTATGATGACTTACCAAATATTTAAGGAAAATAATAATGAAAGCAATCGTATGGAGTAAATATCACTGTCCCTATTGTGACCAAGCAAAAGCATTGTTAGGTCAACGAGAGATACCGTTTGAAGAAAAGAAAATCGGAGACGGATACACAAAAGAAGAACTATTAGAAGAAATCCCATCAGCACGAACAGTACCGCAAATTATCATCGATGGTGAATTGATCGGTGGATTTAATGAACTTAAACAATTTTTAACAAAGGCAGCGTAATGCAAATTTCAATACAACCAAACACAGTATACACATTTAAGCTTAACTCAGGAGAAGAACTTATTGCAAAAGTGATTCAAGCCGGTGGTGAGTTTGTACAGATTGAAGAACCTGTATCTATTGCACCAAGTCAACAGGGTATGCAAATGATTCCAAGTATTTTTACCGCAGATCCGAAGGGTGAATTTAGACTAAATACTACTAGTATTGCAATGTATGCAGAGACAGATGATAACATCAAAGACAAGTACCTAGAAGCAACAACTGGCATTAAGGTACCTAGTAAAAAAATCGTATTGGGATAAAATGGCACAATTAAGTCGTGTGGGTGATACAAATCAGGAAGGTGGCGCAATAATGCGTGGTGCCGATACTGTATTTGCTAATGGAATTAAAGTTGGACTACATGTTAGTCAGATTACTCCACACGCTCCTTGGGCTAGAAAACCCCATCCTCCACACAAAAACGCATCAACTACTGATGGTAGTCCAACTGTGTTTTGTGAAGGTGCACCAGTACTTAGAGTAGGATCAGGAAACAGTTGCGGTCATAGTATCGTACAAGGTAGTCCTGATGTGTTTGTCCCATGAGCGATACAGGTAAACAAAGTCCATTAGGTGTTAACACATTAAGTTCATTATTACAAAATATTGGATTTAATATTAACCCTATAATGATAGACTTTACTGGTTCTAGTACCAGTACAACATCTGCCACAGAATTAGGTAAAATAGTTAATGATACTTGTTTACGATTACTTACATATGCTATCAATGATGCTTATGCTAGAGGTTCTCCCGGATGGGCTACTAATATTAATAGTACAACCTATAATAATTTAATATCGATCGGTGCTAATACAATACCTGCATTAGGCAATAGTCCACCATCAACATTTGATTGGACTGGTTATCCTAATTGGGCAAGCAACTATACATATACAAATGAAGTAACACGTTGGGGTTATGTAAGACTGTTTGCATTACAAGGTTATAACGAATTTAATTATAACAGTGGACTATCAGCCGATAGCGGAGCATATAAAGATTTCTTATCTGGCTTTATGTCATCTTATAGCTTTATTGAATCTAGTAATGATGCTATATTAGCGGTAAACAATTCACAAGAATTTTTAGATGGTACATATAGTAATATGAACGATTTAATAACAGGTGATATTGCCGGTGTAAGTGTGGCAACTACTGTATTTGGGCAAGATTTAATTGCTAGTGGTAAAGCAATAAATTTACAAACTATTGCTACATTTGGATTACCTAGCAATCTATTATCTACATTACAGAAAAACAATTGTATTACTTCTTCAGTCAGTCTTGCATTAATTGCAAGTAATATTACTGTTACAGAGTTAGAACAGATGTTGGGTAATATATCAGCAGTAACTAAAGAACAAGAACGTAAAATATACGGTGCATTTGGTATTATATTAGGACAAGATTTGAAAGATGTATTAATCTCATTAAATTGCAAGACAGTTGGTTTAGAATCATTAGCTGATTTATTGAATCCAATAAAGTTGTTCCCTAATAGTTATGCATCATTAACAGTTCCTGTTTATAATACCGTAGGTGGTCCAGCTAACAGTAAAATATATTATCCTATATATGTCAATGATGGATTGAATAGCCAGTTAAGATCACCTACAGCGCAAAACGGAGTAGTAACTTAATGGCAGGCTTCTTTCAAAATCTTAGATTAACTTCAGAGCGCAATGATATGGATGCTCCTGCTAGTAATGCATATGAAACTACTAGTCCTAATACAAATGTTGCTCAATCTAGTACAGAACAGATTACACCTGAAGGTGCTCAATCTAATATATTAACAATACAGGCCATACCACAAGGGTTTGGTGCATATTTAGATGGTATATTACCACCTGATATTGCTAAAGCAGCCGGTTGCTTTAGTGCGTCAATGCAACAGATTAAAAACATCTCTAGTGTACCAATTGAAAAGTTTGCACAAGTAGTTAATAGTTTAGAAACAATTAAAAATTTGAATGTTAATGGCACTAATGTTCCAACTGATACTACATTAGCAAGTCAGGGATTAGCATTAATTGCATTAGGTAATGGTCCATATGGCACATATACTATGAGTAATTTCTTAGGATGTATGAGTGGATTACCTTATCTTGGTATAGATATTGATGGATTAACAAAGAATTTACAAACAAGCACACTACTTAACATTTATAAACAACTATATCTAGCAGTAACATGGGAACGTGCTACCGCATCAATACAATATACATATGATGGTATAAGTACATATACAACAACTGGTGTAACAATTACTGATCCAGGTGGTGGTTATGGTCGTGAAAGTGCAGCCGCACCAATAGTTACAGTCAATGGTGCTACTGTTACTGCGACTATAGGAACCGATGATACTGACATTACAAATTTTGGTAGAGTAACAGCATTGAATTTTACTGCAGGTACATCAGGATCTGTACCTACAATATCAATTGCATATCCACCTGGTGGTTCAAGTTTCTCTAATAGTATTGTTCAAGGTTACATTGATGCTGCCAATGCAGAGATATTATCAATTAAAAATAATAATCCAGCAACTGCACAACGATTAATTACTAATTGGGAACTGACAGGTACATTACTGTCAACTGAACAACGTGCAATTTTTACAGGTATGTCAATTAGAGTACCCAATAGTTCTCCGGATAACTTAAGAGAACCAACAATAGCAACATTTCCTGCAACACAATATTCATTTGTAGATACTATACCTCGTTATGCTACATTTACACAGCCACATATGTATTCACAGACATTAGAAGCTATTGCTAATTATAATACAGTGGGCGGACAAAGTCTGGTAGCAATGTTGCGTGAATCTCGCAATCAAGCTAGATTACAAGAAGCAGGTATTCCAGTAGATAATAACATAGATAACAAATTAACTAAACAACAAGAATCACAGTTAATAGCTAATGGAACTTTGGGTGGCAGTGTTCCTGCAACATTGGCAACTGAAATTGGATCACCGGTGCCCCTGGGATATTATGATACAGTTGATGACCGTTATTATAGTGATAATGTAGCAATAGATACCGGCGAAGCGGTTGAGCCGGGTAGTTTTGCAGGATCAAGATACCGTAGTTTAATACCACCTCAACTATCGGTAATATATGCATCGGACATATTATTACCTGCAACATATTCTGTACCAGAAGCAATAGACGAAGTAATTCGTTGTAATTGTGACTGCTGGGATAACATCTAAATTCCATAGCTTAGTAATAAGCAGAAAGGATAAATTATGAATTTAAGCCAACCTATTAAAATTTTAATAGTATTAATATTTTTAACAGTGGTTATAACGTTCGACCAATTGACAATATTATCAGAATCTAAACCCATAGAAGAAACTAAAGTTGCAAAAGTTGTAGATCCAAAACAATTAACATGTATGGCTAAGAATATATTTTATGAAGCAGGTAATGAATCATTAAATGGACAAGCGGCAGTAGCACGTGTAGTAATGAATAGAATAGCACATGGATTTGGCAAAGATCCCTGCGCTGTAATATATCAAGCATCACACGTAGATAAACTTATAGACGATGAAATGCAAAAAGTTAAACTATGTCAGTTTAGTTGGGTATGTGAGGGTAAAGGTGAACCCAATAGAAACAGCACAAAATATAAACAAGCAGAACAAGTAGCATACGATGTGTTAGCACATGATGCATATACTGATATAGTACCAAAAACTACATTGTTCTTTCACAATTTAAGTGTAGATCCATTGTGGCCTTATAAACAAGTAGCAAAAATTGGAAATCATATATTCTACAGCAAAGCTAAAAAGCCTACCCAAAAGATTATAGTTAAATCAGAAAATGATATATAATAGCTAATGAGTGATAAACCAAATTCAGCTAATGGAGTTAGTAGTTATGATTCTACTAGTTCCGGTTCATTGATTAATTTCTTTAATCGTAATGTAACACCATATGCTACAGAAAGTTCAGGACCCAAATTTGATTTAGTACCTGTTGAAAAGCATAAAGATATTATGCTTAATGTTGCAAGGTTGCATGCCAAGCAAGAATATGATAGAATTATGGAACTAGTAACTGTACTACATAAACAAGCGGAACAAATCAAACATAGATTAGACTTGACTGATATGGTTCATGCCGCTAAATATGACTTTCAATTATTCAATGGACAAATATATTGGTTGTTATACGACCATAGAAAACAGTTTACTAGATTGAGTATCAATGGCCCAAATGATTGGTGTACAGGTAAGCCAGTTGATTATGAATATATTTGTAAAGTTAAATGGTTAGGCGATCACACTTGGATAGAGGTAGAAGATGATAAGTAGTAGCCCAGAACGTAACACGTTTCAAATTAAAAAATTAGTTGAACAAGTTGAGCTAGGTACCGCAAAGGCAGAAGATGTAGAAGGAACCATCCAAGTATATAAGTCATGGCAACAACAACGACTTGAACTTCAAGAAACTGACGAGTGGAAAAAAGATAATATGGAGTATGACTTACGTTCAACGCCGTGGATAGTTGATAAAGTTAGGGGTGATGATGTTTATGCTCAACATCTTTATGCCTCTATATGTAACAATGATTTTACTAAAAATGATGTATGGCCAATCTTAACTGAGAAAAAGTGGAGTTGTAGTTGGAGACATGCTGGGGGTATCATTGCTGATATGCAAGAAAAGGGTGACTATATTGATTGGTATTGCTCTGGTATCAGAGATAGTAAGATATTAGATGATGATGAGTTTCAATCACTTACAAAAGAACAACAAGAGTGGTATATACAAGGTAAAAAGTTTGTTCCGGAAAGTTGTGTAACTGATGAGATACGACAAGATTTATTGAAATTAGGTTGGATTGTAATAGATGATACTAATGACAAATTTTAATTATACTAAATACAATACATATAAGGAGAACTCATTATGTTAGAAACGTTATTTTGGTTAGCATTAGGTGCATTTATTGGTTGGAATTTCCCACAGCCTCAGTTTGCAAAAAATATACAAGCAAAAATATTAACTATGTTCAAAAAGGATTAAAGTATGGCTTATAGCGCACAAGTAATAGACCACTATGAAAATCCCAGGAATGTCGGATCTTTTGATAAGAGTGATACTGATATTGGTACTGGTATGGTTGGCGCACCTGCTTGCGGTGATGTAATGAAATTACA